TTTCAAGAAGATACACAGATGTGGATATTCAGTTCTATGAGCCGAAGGTTTTCAGAACACAACATAAAACAAACCGACAAGCATCAAACGCCGAAGATCTAATCAATCCTGTTCTGTCTTGTGGAAGCGATTGCGATGAGATGGTTATGCGACACCATCAAATGTCTCTTGATCTTTACGATAGAATGATGTCGGCAGGCGTTTGCCGAGAGCAAGCCCGTGGAGTTCTACCACAGAACCTTTACTCTACCTATTGGGGCACGACGAACTTAAATAATCTGCTAAAGTTCATTGACCTTCGCACGCACGAAGGAGCACAATGGGAGATTGTAAAAGTCGCTGAAGCCTGTCTAGAAATCGCCACCGACCTGTTTCCAGAAACGGTAGGTGCTTATCGTAAGATTAAAGGCGAAGAATGAAAGTCAAATCTATTAAATCAATCTATCTTTCTGAAAAGGAACTAAAAGCCGCAATCTGCAATTGGCTTCATATTCGTGGACGCCATGATTTAGCGACACATTTGGGAGATAACTTGTGCGAGTTTGAATGGACTCTTCAAGATGATGGTAGTTACCTTGCTGTCGATATGGATGGCACATTTGAGGAGAACGAAGAATGAAAGTCGGTGATAAAGTAAAAATAAACTATCGAGGCGAACCTGCTTATCGCTATAGTAGAAGCGAGGATCATCCAACCAAAGGATTTTACTACGAGAATGGTGATGAGGCAGTTGTAATAAACCCAAACTATTACAAGCAAGAGATTAGAGAACACACAAACCTAGCAGGTTACACCTTCCCGATTTCAGTAACCCTTGAGGGTGTTTTGGTTCTTATTGATGGCGAACAAGTGGTCGTGAAAGAAAAGGACTTGGAGAAAGTAATCGTGGAGAACGAAGAATGAGTGCGCTCAAAAAGATTGAGAACCTTTCCAAGTATGCTTGGGAACAGGTTGATAGAAATCCAGAAGAAGCAAAAGAACTATTCAAGATGATTTATGAGTTGGCGAAAATGAGTAATAAAAAGAATGTAGATTATAATCCACTTTCTATTGACGAAGACTACTATATTACCCCAAGAGAAGTTGAGCCCCGCGAGTTTTCGCAAGAGCAAGAAGATAAAGATATTGCTTATCTTGTAAAAAATCTTTTTGAAGCAATTAAGATCCCGAAAGAATATTTTAAGGAGAACGAAGAATGAGTGAGCAATGCCCTTATTGTGAATGCGATCCCTGCGATTGTGATTGGGGGAACGAATGAGTGAAAAAGTAAATCACCCCTCACACTATCAAAGTGGCGAGGTTGAAGAAGATGGAACATCAAAATACGAAGCAATCAAAGTTATTGAGGCTTGGGATCTTAATTTTCATCTTGGTAATGTCGTCAAATACATTTCAAGAGCCGGAAAGAAGTCAGAGAACAGTATTGAGGATCTAAAGAAAGCAGAGTGGTATTTGAGTCGATATGTCCAGTTCATACAAAAAACAAATAACTGATTACATCAATAATGTTCTGAATGAAAAGAGAACAGAGTTCAGTGGTATGGCAGTGTGTCCTTTTGCTGCGCCAGAGTTGGCGAACAATAAGTTGATGATTGCTATGCTTGGGGAAGACGACAAAGGCATAAGAGATCTGTTAGAAGAGTTCGCTGCATCTGATTATGATAGTGCGATCATTGCTTTGCCGCATCATTTGGGCCCCGAGGACACAAAGCCTTTTCAAATCTTTATCAATAAGATTTTGAAGAGACTTGGTCTTGAAGATTACAAGAATATCTGTTTCAATCCCAATGATGAGGTGGATATAGATGGCTTCAATCCGAGAGCAAAAGCGCCTTACTTTTTGATAAATATTGCGCACAGAAAAGTCCTAAATGATGCGCACAAGTCCTTGCGAAAAACGAAATACTATGATAATCTAAATGAACAATACAGAGAGTTTTTGAGGATAAAGTAAAAGTGAAGAAAATCAGAAAACATATTCCGGGTAAAAGAAAACGAGAAAAGAAGGAAGCAAATGAAAGGCTTGAAAAGCAAGCTGCTGCTTTCCTTGATCATCCCAAAGAATGTTGCGTTTGTAAAACTGAGTTTGAAAGAACGCACGAGACAGTCAAAACTTGGCAAGTATCCGTAGTAGAAGATAGGGTGCGCTTGACTTGTCCCGATTGCTGGGGTAAAATAAACGAAGTATTGGAGAACATAGAATGAGAGAAGGTTTAGCTTATAACGATGTATTGCTTGTCCCGCAGTATTCGGATATTGAGTCAAGAAAAGAAGTTAGTCTAAACTCTAAACTTGGGTTTATTGATTGTGATCTGCCCATCATAGCGTCTCCAATGGACACGGTTTCAGAGGTGGCTATGGCGAAAGCAATGGACGCAAAAGGCGCCATTGCGATTATTCACAGATACAATGATGTTGAAGATCAAGCAAGAATGGTTGCGGAGGCTAGTGATGGAAACTCATTGGTTGGCGCAGCAGTCGGAACATCTGGCGACTTTCTTGAAAGAGCATATGCTTGTTACGAAGCCGGCGCAGATGTAATCTGTGTTGATGTAGCGCACGGTCATCATTCTCTAATGAAGCAGGCTCTAAAACTGCTAAGGCAGATGGTTAGCGATGATGTTCACATAATGGCTGGAAATGTCGCAACCTTTGAGGGCTATGAGGATTTGGCTTCTTGGGGTGCGGACAGTGTCCGCTGTAACATTGGAGGCGGTTCAATCTGCTCTACACGCATTCAAACAGGACACGGTGTCCCTGGACTACAAACAATATTCGATTGTAGTAGATCTCATTTCGCCGGAACTGTTCCTATCATTGCTGACGGAGGCATTCGCAACTCCGGTGATATTGTAAAGGCTCTTGCTGCCGGCGCTGACTTTGTAATGTTGGGTTCTTTGCTCGCGGGAACAACAGAAGCCCCGGGCGATGTTTTAGTTGGCCGCGACGGAAGCAAACAAAAGGCTTACAGAGGAATGGCTTCAAAGGACGCTCAAATGTCTTGGAGAGGCAAGACCGCATCTTTGGAAGGTATCGCTACAACTATTCCGTATAAGGGAACAGTAGTGGATATTCTAGATGATCTAGAAAGAGGTATTCGTTCTGGACTATCCTACTCAGGAGCGCGAACCATTACAGAACTACAATCAAAGGCTCGATTTATCCGCCAGACTGCGAGCGGACAAACCGAAAGTGGGACACACATCCTAAGATGAAAAGGACATACCCAAAGGGACACTCTATTCTATCGTTCTCATTGGACTCAAAACTTCACGAGAACCTAAAGATTAGATTGTTCTACGATGAGATCAAAACACAAAGCGAGTTCTTTCGGTATTGTGTTGAATCTTATCTATCACAAGACAAGCTTTTTATGGAGTTTCTTGACGATTACAAAATAAACAAGAAGGTTCAGTCTAAGAAGCGTGTTACGAAATCTCGCAAACTGCGTGAGGACGGCGAGAAAATGTTACAAGAACTTGCGCTAACAGAAGAAGATATCGAGAACATATTTGATATATTAGAAGAGGATTTACCAGAGTTATGAGAGAATGTTCTAAAAGATGTTACATGCATCAAATACCTTGCACTCAAAGTGAGTGCAGACTTCATTTAGATTATGAAGATGATTTGAACTGCACCGACATTGCAGTTTATAAGCACGGCGAAATGACCTTACAACAGATCGGAGAACGCCACGGTATAAGCATTGTGAGAGCAAAGCAGATAGTTGATGAGGCGCTGCTCAAATTAAAAAAGACATTAGCAGAAGAAAATACTATTTAAAACAGCATATTCGCGAATAATTGTTAGGAGTTTTGCAGAATGTCCAAGAAAACACTTTTAAACGAGTCACAGATTCGTTCTTTTATGAAGCTAGCTAAGCTAGAGCCTTTGACCCCAGGCTTTGTTGAGGGTCTCACAGAGAGCACCGATGATCTTGAAGAAGGTCGTGGTATGCGTATGCGCGCAGAGGACGAGATGGATGAGATGCGCATGCGTGATGAAGATGAGATGGACGAGGTTCGTGCCGACGACGCCGGCGGTGGTTTGCAGGACGCACGAAGAGGTCACGGCAGAGGTCGCGGACCAGCCGATCGCCTTGAGGAAGAGGAAGAGATGGAAGTAGATGCAGCTGAAATGGAAGATGCTGCCGGAGACGAGATGGAGATGGATGCCGAGGTAGAGGCACCAGTAGAAGCCCCAGCCGTAGACGCAGGCAAGATGGTTTCTGTTGATGATTTCCTTTCTGCCCTTGAGCGTGCCCTTGAGGACGCAATGGGTGAGGAAGTTGAGATTGATGCTGATGAGCCAGCAGATGCTATGGATGATATGGCTGACGAGCCAGAGGATGCTGATGAGATGGGTGATGACGACGCTCTAATGGAGTCCATCACAAAGCGAGTCGCAAAGAGAATTCTTATGGAGGCTCTAAGCGCAAAGAAGTAGGTTGACAAACTCTAACTCCTAACGTATATTAAAGACTGTGAGCAACCCTCACAGTCTTTTTTATTTGGATAAACAATGCTAGAATTAACAACGAACGATTTAACCGCCTTCTGCGTGATGGCTTTCTTTGCCGGGGTATTTGCAAGTATGTTCTTGTCTCGGTTTCTGGAGATTGTGCATACTTGGAGGATAGTACAAGAGTCAGTTATCTCAATCATTTGGATGCTGACAAAGATGGTAGAAGACATATCCTTCCTACAGGAGTTAAAGTTAAAGCAGATGCGTGAGTCGGGCTTTACAACAGAACAGATTCGTCAGTTTCAAAAAGTTGACGACCAGTTCTTGACAAACTGGAAGGACAATGCTATCATCTCCATAGTGAACAGATCCCCCCGACACTTCAAATCAATGTTACCGTTCCACGACTGGAACAGTGCTATGAGGTTCTTAAACAACACCCTAAAGGGAGAATAGGAAAAACAATGGTTATTTTCAACAACGACACTCAGACCGAGGAGGAACAGGAAGAGATCAGCGATCATCAGGCTGCTATGGTTATGGCGGCAATCGCTGGCGCCCAGGAAGGTCCTGAACCAAACACTCTTGGTTTGGTCGGGGACCTAAACGAAGAATCAGCCCAGGAGATCTATCACGGTCTTATGCAGTTAAATGGAGGCAAGGTGTTTCCAAACCCTGTTGGGGAAGGAGAAGAAAGACCAGAGGACGTTCATTTTCTTATTTCAACTGGCGGTGGTGCTGTTTACGATATGTTCGGTATCATTGATATTATGGACATTGTAAAGAGACGTCGTGATATCGCAACACTAGGCACTGGCAAGGTCTTCTCGGCAGGAGTTCCTTTATTGGCTTCTGGAACAAAGGGTAAGCGTTTCGTGACGCGCAATGCTCGCATTATGATGCATCGTTGCTCCGCAGGCAATATGGGCTCTACTGCTGATATTAAGGTAACTCATGATGAAATGCGAGTAATGGAGGATCAGATGGTTCAGGTTATCGCTGAGAACTCAAAGTTATCTGTGGGTGAGATCCACAACATGTTCTCAAAGAACACAGATGAATATTTCTCTGCGCAGGAAGCAATTGAAATGGGTCTTGCTGACGAAATCATCTAATTAGTATTAGTTCCCGAGGATTTACAATGAATATTGATACACTAGTGGAGAGTTTCTACTCCAAAAAAGATGAGACCGAAAGCATCATCAATGAGGTTTTGAGTATCTTGGTGGGTAAAGTACAAGCTGAAGCCCTAATCAGAGAACAAAGAGAGCCAATCACTTTAAGCTTTGACGGTGTGCCTGATATTCCAATCTCGGAAATTCCCTGGTCTTCTGTTAAAACAGTTGAGGGCGGCGCAGAGATCCCAAGCCCGCAGAGAAAGCAACTTGAGCAGTTCTTGGATGACATCGCGGGAGATGATCTAAAAGATAAAGTTGAGGGTCTAGCAAAATTCTACGAGACAGATCCAGTACAACTTCTTGAGCAGGGCTTCTTTGGCGACTCTAATAAAGAGCGTATTTCAAAAGCTTTAGGTTATCTAACTTTTTATAAGACCCTAACAAAGATTATTGCTCACTTTAACGCTTCATCGGCTGGTTTCTCTTTTGAAGCTTTCTTGGGAGTCTTGCTCGGAGGCAAACAGGTTCCGACTGGTGAGGGAACGATTGCTGACTTGGTAACTGGAGATGGAACTCCGGTCAGTCTTAAACTTTATACCGAAGGATCTTTGAAGGTCGGAGGTAGTTTTACCGATTTGGTAAACGATCTTCGTAAGTTTGAGAAGATGCAGTATGTCGCTGTGACGAAGACTTTGAATGACGAGAATACAGCTGGACGATTGGATTTTTATCGATTTGATTTTACTCTAGACAACGTTGCCAACATAATGCTTAATGGTGGACTAGAAAACCCGGAGCTTATGAAGCTGCCCACAGGGTTTGTAGAAAACCCGTCCGGATTTGAAGATATTGAAATTCCACCGCCTCCAAAGGTGGAAGAGTTGGTAAAAATCTACGAAGATAGAGTCGTAGAGAGAGGCCAGGGTAAATACCCAGAGGATATTCTAGAATCTGTGATCCAGCTTGTTAACCTTCCTGAAGGTACAGCGTACCTTACGGGCTCTCCCGCCAAGTTTGGACACCCCAAGAGTAGGCTAAAGAAGATGAGTCCTACTGGTAAAGTCGCCGCCCGATTTGCGGTTACACTAGGGTTATTGGAGGATGAGGTTCCGCCCAAGGTGCGTGCCGATGGAAGAGAGGCGGTTGAAAACTACAAGAAACAGCTGAATCTGGTTTCGGATATTTATAACGATGTTTTGGTCCCGGCTTATGCTGAGGTGGTTGCCGCAGCAGGTCGCTCTATCAAGGCTCGCCAAGAATTAATCGCGCGCGCCGGCGGTGATTATCTTGATTATGAACGCTCTGTCGAGGTCTATAACCAGTTACCCTCACCCACCCTTAAGAAGAAGGCTTTGCTTCTTAGCCACGGCTATGTCAACACAGACCAGTTTGAATTAACACAGCCTCGCGTTCTAAACATCGATAGACTAGCGGATCCTTATGAGGTATTCCCACCGGGACAGGATGAAGTAAAACTAGGCTCTATTGAAGTAGGTCAAGAACAGGTTGTCAATCTTATGCAGAAGATCTCCGAAATTATCGACGCATCAGTCTTTGCAATTTTTGAGGATCTAAAGGTTCTAACTACAAACATTCAAAGCTACTTTGGTAATGGACTGCAGAACGATAAAGAAGCTCAAACAGCAATTGAAGCATCCAAGTCTATTGGGGAACGCACCAAAGAACTACAAAGCGAAAAATAATACTTGACACACACAAATGGTATGCTATAATACCAAGATAGAAAGAGAGGTTTCTCAATGCCCAAGTGTGTATTTGAAGACCGACAGAGCCTCAACCAAAAGGTTCTGGACGGTGTTAATAAGCTTGCCGACAATGTTGCGGCAACTTTAGGACCGAAGGGTCGCAATGTTATCCTACATCAAAAAGGAAAAGATCCTATCATCACAAAGGACGGCGTAACTGTTTCTGCGTTTGTTCATTTGGACGATGAGTTTGAAAACGCTGCCGCACAGATTTTAAAGCAGGCAACCTCCCAGACCAACACTATGGCTGGTGACGGAACCACAACGGCAACTGTGCTTTCTCGTGCTATTCTTAACAAGGCACAGCGATACATTACTGCCGGCGCTTCTCCTGTTGAATTGAAGCGAGGCATTGATTTGGCTGTGGATGCCCTAGTCCGAGAGTTACAAAAGAACGCACAACACATCGAAACTCTTGATGATGTAGAGAATATCGCAACCATTTCAGCTAACAACGATAGAACAATCGGCAAGTTGATTGCGACTGCTGTTGACAAGGCTGGCAAGGATGGCTCCATTACAATTGAGGATGCAAAGTCAGTTGAGACTTCCTTGGATGTTATTGAAGGTTTCCGAGTAGAAGCTGGATATGCTGCGTCTGCTTTTGTAACTGATGAGCGACGTGGTGCTGTCCATTATGATTCCCCGCTTCTTCTTGTTACAGACAATCGGATTGATTCAGTAGATCAAATCCTTCCAGCGTTGGAGATTATATCTCGCGATGGTCGTCCGCTTGTTATTGTTGCCGAAGAGATTGAAGGTCAGGCTCTTGCAGCTTTGATTATGAATACAGTTCGCGGTTCAATGAAGATTGCTGCTGTAAAGGCTCCCTTCTACGGCGAGAGGCGCCGGAACATTCTATCCGACCTAGCACTCTCAACAGGTGCTGAGTTCATCTCTACGGACGGCACAGTGCGTCTAAAGGATATCAAGCTACAACACTTTGGTCAGTGCCGATCAGTTGATATCACAAAGATCGGAACAACTGTTATTGGCGGCAAGGGAGACTTTGAGGAGATTGATCGTCGCATTGAACTTCTTAAGACTGAGCTTCTACAAACAGATGATATGCGCGAGTGCGATAAGATTCAAGAACGAATTACAAAGTTGGCTTCTGGAGTTGCGGTTATCAAGGTTGGTGCGGCAACAGAAGTAGAAATGATTGAGAAGAAGCATCGTATTGAGGATGCGCTAGAAGCAGTCAAGTCGGCACAGCAAGAAGGCATTGTTCCTGGCGGTGGAGTTGCCCTAGTTCGTGTATCAAACAATCTTCTGGATATAATGCTTGAAGCCGAGAACGAAGATCAAATGTTTGGTATTGAAATCGTCCGCGATGCTGTAAAGGCTCCGCTGCGTCAGATGGCTCAGAACTGTGGGTTGTCCCCTGACTTGGTGCTAGCGAAGGTAGAGGATGCCGAAGGCAATCTAGGTTACAACTTCCGAACAGACGAAATGGTCGATATGTTAGAGGAAGGTGTTATTGATCCGGTCAAGGTTACGAGAACTGCCCTTCAAAATGCTGCTTCTGCTGCTGGAACATTAATCACAACTTCTCATGCTATTGTGGAGGTATAACTCTATTTAGTGGAGACCGGAGGTGTGAGATGATGACTGACGACGAACAGCAGAAACTAACTGTAATGTTAGTTGAACTTTCAGGCAAAATTCAAACTATGCTTGACAAGCAAGAAGAATTAGCGCAGAATGTAAGTAAGATCAAGGAGGCAGTCTACAATCCAGACTCTGGTTTATATGCGAGACTGAAGGAATTAGATATTCGCATTATTCAGCTAGAAGCTTGGAAGTCCACCAACACAAGAATTATGTGGCTTGTTGGTGGTTCAGTTGTCGGTTTATTGGTTAAGACAGCATGGTCGGTATTGTTCCCATAAGGATTATTGGTGTTTAAAGGAAAAGTAGGAGATTTAGTTCACATCCCGCAGGCTAGCCGCTTATTGTATTTTAGCCCTAATAGCAGGCAGGCACCTATACCTTGGGATACGATTCGCTTAGACGAGCCAAAGGTTGCTTTAGTTAGCGGAATAGGCTGGGCAGAAGGCTATGTCCAGATTATATGGAACGGCAAAGAATGGTCCGTTAGAGAAGAAGACGTTTTTACCTTAAAGGAGTTGTAGATGATACGTTTTGTAGAGGTCATAAATAAGACTGATAGAGACCCCCGTATGGAGAGAGTAGCGACACCACAGTTTGAGTTAGGCGAAATTTGGATTAACGAAAAGTATGTAGTTAATGTTCGTCCGCATCAAGGTTATGATACACTATTGAGAGAAGGAAAGATTGGTCTTGGTTTAGACCAAGCACATAGATTTACTACGGTTGTAGTCAATGAGGGCGGTCGCTCAACAACACATATTGTTCTTGGAGATCCAAGTGAAGTCGCTACTCGTCTAACAAACAACAGATCACAGTTACTGAAAGGCTAAGAAATGCGAAGAAAAGCAGATATTATTGATAAGCCCTGGGGTCACGAAGAGATCTGGGCACAGTCTTCTCGTTATGCGGGAAAGATTTTGGTGATCAACAAAGGACATAGATTGTCCCGACAGTATCACAGAGTAAAAGAAGAAACGATTATGGTCCTTGAAGGAACCTTGGTCTGCGAGGAAGGACCTACAGAAGTAGGTGGCGAGATCAAGCGACACATTATGGGTCCAGGCGAAATCTTTCACGTTCGCCCGGGAACCATCCACCGTTTCTGTGCGGAAGAAACAGACGTTCGCTTGGTTGAGGTGAGCACATCAGAGACCTCTGACGTAGTAAGGTTGGAAGATGATTACCGTCGTATTACGGATGTTCCAAGAACTCCGAGAACAAGCGGAAAGTAACATTTAAGACTATTTATAGTTGATGTATTTACGTCAAACTAATAATTGGAAAGAGTTTCTGCTTCAAGAGGCAATCGAACAAACCGGTTTGCCTCTTGAAGTAGTTGCTATGATCCGAGATCTCAGCAACGAGTTAGGTTCGGTTCCAGAAAAGGTTTTAACTTCACTTGGAACTATGGCTCGTAGTTACTCGTATGCTACGCCTCTTATCATTGATTGGATGAACCCGTCAGATGATGACAATAAATTTAGAAGTAACCCCGCAATATCAGATTTACAAGCTATTCTTTATGATCGCAGGAAGCCTCGTTCTGAAAGGACCGCCGAGGATGAAGCTCTTCGTAAGGAAATGGATAGAGACTTTATTCATCCTTTGGTAGCAGGAACCACAGGAGACAACCCGGATAATCCCCGGCTTGTAAACATTTTAGATACAAATCGTTATAGAAAGAGATACGTCAAGAAACTTAAAAAAGCGGGACTAACAGAAAAAGCAGAAGCATCAGATAAGGTTTTTGTTGATGCTATGGTTAAGTGGGCAGAAAAATTTGTAATGCCTTATATGGAGCCCATTATAAAGGCTGTTGTAGAGGATCCGGATGATTATCAATCAATATTAAAGTTTGTGAGTCGCATTTCCGATAAAAGGAAGCTGATCGCCGCAGCTGCAAAGGCTAAAAGACTATTAGAAAGAGAACCAGAAGATCCGCAGAACGTAGTTCATAAGTTTAATAATGGTTATTACTGGTATGATATCAAGTCTGATGCTTGTACTCTTGAAGGACAAAAGATGGGTCACTGTGGTAAAGGAATAGCTGGCGGCAACCTTTACTCTTTGCGTTCTCCATCGGGAACTAAAAAAGATCCCGATCCTCACGTTACAATAGAAATGACTGCGCCCGGTGTCATCTATCAAATCAAAGGCAAAGAAAACGACGCGCCTGTAAAGAAATACTGGCCTTATATTTCTTGGTTCATAAAGAATATTAAATCAACAGAGGGTAAGCCAGTTACAGGTTATATGGAAGAGAAAACCGGTCCCGGCTTTAGTGAGATGTATGATTACTTACAAGAACAAAATCCGGATGTGCTTAAGGAGGATTTTGCTGAGTTCGCAGATAGATACAAGGAAGGCCTCGCAGATTATGCGGAAGCCTTATTCGCCAACTTTGATATACTTGCAGGCTCACCGTCGCCCTACGATACAATAAGGTCTCAAAATATAACCTTTAAGCATACCCCACGCGCAGTTGACTCCGACACCCCCAGTCTAACATTTTTTATCAGTTACAAACTCAAATACAAAGCGAAGTTGCCGGATTACTTTAATTTACGCAACATCTCTTCTCGCGCTCGCGCAAAAAGGGGTGAGGAGTTAGACAAAATTCAAGATCATATTAAAAATGAAATATTCCCAAAGTATTTTTCTAGCGGAACATCCGACACACTTCCAGAGCCCAGTCGTCCCAAGGCTGAACAAGGCGAAGGCTCTCTAAGTAATATTTACGATTTACGTTATGATTTGAAATGGAAATGGGACGTGCGCGCACCAGACAAAAAGAAACTTAGAGAAGCCGTAAAAGAAGTAAAGAATGTTCTTAAATATTTGGTTGGTGTTGACGCTGATGTGATGACTGTCGGTGGACTTGACCCCGAACAACTGCGAACCCTTCAGAAAGCATTTGATAAAGAAGGCGGCCAAGGTAAGATGGATATTACGGGCTTTGAAATGGAAGTAGAGAAGTATTTCGATAGTCTAGGGTTTCAGCCTTCTGATGACGAAGAGATGCTACAAGAAAGTATCACATTTGATCGTTGGGCAAAAATAATAAAATAATTTTTCTCTAATGGTAACAAGCCTCATAGTTACTAATGGACATGAACGGGTTAGAAAGGGCTCAGGTTGTATGCAAAATTTAGCATCCCGTAAGGAGTTTGCAGGTAAATATACGGTGAGGTGATAGTGATAAAGTAACCTATTGCACGGAGGGTTTTTCGTGTCTGGGTGGATTAAAAACTTTATAATAGTAGCTTCTTTACTTTTGGTAAGTTGTACCGGACCGGTCTTACCAGAATCTAACTCTAATCTAAGTCCGGATTTCATTCAAACACAACGCACAGTTGAAGTTCGAGACTCTCTCGGAGCAGTCTTGGAAGTCATTGATGCGATTAATTTTACATTAACAGAGAAAAGAACCAGACAGGCTGCTGTCAAGGTGCGTTCACTTTTATATGGCGGTCACGGCTCTGGCACTTACATGGTGGCCTATGGCCGTCGAGTTGTCGCAACGGCTGCTCACGTCGTCCGGAACGAGAGCACTATGCTTATAGAAGGTCGCGACGGTGAGGTGGTCATAGGCAAGGTTGTTTTTGTGGATCACAAAGTTGATCTTGCTTTTTTGGTTGTCCCTGAGATTGAAACCAGAACAGCCATCCGTTACAGACCAGAATCAAAGTATGACGAGAGACTAGTTGGCAAAAGTCTAACTTATACTGGCTTTCCTTCACACCACGATCTTCTTACAATTCATGGTTACATCGCGGCCTTAGAAAGAAATATGATTGTTTCCAATATGTTCGGGTGGTTCGGGTCGTCTGGTTCCGGCGTCTTTGACGATCAAGGAAGATATGTTGGCTGTGTATCTGGACTAGATGTTGGCCGATTTGGTCAGGGAGTTAGAATTCCGCTAGAGGACATTGTTTGGGTCGCGCCAATCAGCCAAATTGATCAGGAGCTTTTAAAAGCAAGAATCACAACATCTGATGTGCCAGAGAAGGAAATGAAGTCTATTCCTGGCGCAGCTGCTCCGAGAAGAGGCGGGTTGAGGGACTAAGAAAATGCGTAATCTCCTTCTCTTGCAGAGTTGATTTATAATCGCAAGTCTGGCATAATTACTAGACAGGAGTTAATCAATGTTATCTTTAATACAGAGAATACTCCGAGCGGCAACATCATTCGATACCGTGCTTAGTCGCTTGGATAGAATTGAAAGCGCGATAAATAAAATCGAGACAAAGATCAAAAAGTTTGATAAGATTGCTGATGAGAACGATGCTCTTTGGCAAATGCTCGATGAGCAAAGAGAAATGGAACAGATCTTTGTGAAGAATACAGAAGATTACAATAAAGAGATCGCAGAGATTCTTTTGAGGAACGCGAAAGTCCAGGGCGATGCCTGATAGAGTATATCTTTTTGACGTTGACGGAACGTTAACCGAACCGAGAGAGAAGATTAAAGAACAGATAGAGGATGTATTCATGAGTTGGATTGCATCTAAGAACAAGAGTGTGTATCTTGTTACGGGTTCCGATATCAGCAAAACCAAAGAGCAGCTTGGCGAGGATCTGATGGATGCTTGTCTTGGTGTTTTTACTTGCTCCGGTAATGTATTCAGGCAGGAAGACCAGATTATTTACAGTAACGTTTTCGATCCTGGCGATGAGTTTATTGCGGATCTGGAACTTTATTTGGAAAACTCTCAATGGCGTTCTAAGAAAGGCAACCATATCGAAAAGCGTCCGGGAATGTTAAACTTCTCTACTGTTGGAAGAAACGCAAATCAAAATATGCGCAAGGCTTACGCACGTTGGGATAAGACTTCTCTTGAACGAGAGGATATTGTAGCTTATATAAACGACCTGTACCCCGACCTAGAGGTTTCCATTGGCGGGTCTATCTCTGTAGACATTTATCCTAAAGGAAAGAACAAAGGTCAGGTGGTTGAGAAGTTGAGAGAGCTTCACGGTGATGATGTTGAAATGATTTTTGTTGGAGACAAGAATATCCCCGGCGGAAATGATTGGTCTCTCGCACAACGTTTGGAAACTATTGAGGGTTCTCAATGGTATCAAGTTTTATGTCCAGAAGAAACACGCTGCCTTATTGAGTATGGGGAACTATTTATATAGATGAAACGCCAACTACAAATATTTAAAGAGTTTATTGAGGAAGCAAAAGACCCAGCATACTTCCAAGATACATTCAACTTCACAGTCCTGATCTCAATGGACAAGAACCGTGGTGGTTCCCGCGATGAAACTAAAAATGATATTCGCGCACTACCAGAGGTTCTAACTGTTACTCTTATCGAGAAGGAAAAGGGCGGTGTTCAGAAAGACTTAGGTAACACTTATCTTTCTACTTTGAAGATCCACGTTCGCAGACCTCGCGATACATCCAAAGAACTAATGATGAAGCGTGTTGTAAAGCAGATCGCGAGACTGAAAGGCGTTTCGGTTCTTCGTTACAAGGAGCGTAAGCCAAAGCAAAGAAGAAAAGCTTTCTACGGACCAGGGTCATACACCAAGAGAGTTCAGAATGTTAATGAGGGTGAATACTATCAGTCCTCAAAGCATATGGCTGACCTCAAAAAAGACTTCAAGGATCTTACTTCCAAGGGACCACAAAAGAAAGGCGGCTACAAAAACGTAAGTGACTCGCCTGATTTCAAGTCCGCACCCCCCGGAGCCCCTGGTGGTTTAGAAGAGGCACTACTTGACGAAGCTATGAAGACTGCCGCCGATCTACCCGAAGGGGTTGTAGTAGCAGTTGATCTTCAACGGATGCCTATGAAATATAAGGTCTATTATGCGATGAGGGACAACCCTAATGCTCCTTTGGTTGCAGACGATTTGGATCGCATGGAGGCAGGCATTGATATATATGGTGTGCTGGAGGCACACAGATCGTCAGGCGACCCGTACAAGGGCACATACAAGGTTGCTACTGTAAAAGCCAGAGATGGCTTTGGTCCATTGCTTTATGACGTAGCGTTGGAAATAGCGTCTGATAAAGCCAGGGGTTTGAAAGCAGACGATAACAGCGTATCCGATGACGCTTCTGCTATTTGGAGATATTATCACGATAAGCGTGACGACGTTGAAAAGCGCGAAGCAGATCCTTACATTGACGACTGGTATGATTCTTATCGTGCTGGCGTAACAGATTTGAATAATCTTGCTCGGCATATGGCTGAGGCTGGATTTATTCCAGTAGCCGATCTTGAGTCAGAAAAGTCAATGAGAGACTTTGTTAAGAACAAGCGTCACCTTACAAAGATTTACAAGAAGGATTCAAAAGACACTACCACATCTTTGAAGGACGCCGGTAAGATTGTTCAGGTTACAAAACAAAAGCCAAAACCAAAATACACGATTAAAGACCTTAGTCGCTTTGACCGTTTGCGCGAGGACATTCTAATTTCTGTTGGCAAGGAAGACGATCTTGCTACGTTTGAAATGCAGCCAGAATTCCAGCAGAAGATTTGGGACGGTGATGAGAGAATCCGCCCGGGCGTTAAGGGTGCTTTGATGGATATAGTTGATGAGTTTGTGGAGCGTTTAGATCTAGACGCGGAGATCAAAGATATAATTGTTACAGGATCTTTGGCCAACTATAACTGGTCAAAGTTCTCTGATATTGATTTGCATATCCTTATTGACTTCAAAGAAGTTAACGACAATGAAGAGTTGGTCAAACGTTTCTTTGATGCTGTTCGTTCCAACTGGAATAAGACCCACGACATAAAAGTCAAGGGACACGAAGTTGAGCTTTACGTTCAGGATGAAAACGAGCCACACGTTTCAACAGGAGTTTACTCTTTAATGAACGACAAGTGGCTCGTGAAACCAAACAAAGTCAAGCCTTTCATTGATAAGAAAACTGCCAAGAAAAAAGCAGCCGATATCGAAAGAGAGGTTGACAAGGTGGCTTCTGTCCTGTATGATGGTAATCATGAAGCTGCACTAGACAAGGCAGCCTACTTGAAAGAGAAGATCAAGACAATGCGCCAAGCAGGCTTAGAAAAGGCAGGAGTATTCTCCCCAGAGAACCTTGCCTTTAAGATGCTCCGAAGGTCGGAAGCACTTAGTAAATTACATGACGTATACATTAAAGCATACGATCAGACTTTAAGTCTTGACCAATGATTAAAATAAGGATTGGTAAGAAAATGAAAGGATCGGCTGTTGCAATACTAGACGACGATAGCAATATGTTATTGTTGCTGCGTTCAGAGAAGTCTCGTTGGATGCCTAAAAAGTGGGGACTCCCAGGTGGCAAGGTTGAGAGCGGTGAAGAGCCGGAAGAAGCAGCCATCCGAGAAACAAAAGAAGAAACAAGTCTGAATATTCGGAACCTAACTTACTTAAAAGATTTTAGTAATAAATGGGTTGACTTGTTTTACACAGCCGATTATGATGGTAATATTCAAATTGATTTTGAACACGACGATTATGAATGGGTGTCTCGCGCTGACGTAGAGCAATACGACACAACGCCACAAATCGTAGACATATTTGATTGGATTTTGAAAAATGAGCGAACAAACGACTAACGAAGACGAAAGCCAAGTTGAAGAGCAATCTCCTGCTGAGGAGCTAATCCCCAAAAAGCCATCTCGTTTGTGCCCGCGCGGCATTCAAACTTTTACAGTTGCGCGCCAAGCAGACGAAACAGGCGTCTCTGGTGAGGGTGTTGTTATTGAAGGCGTTGTGTTGGCGACAGGGCAATGTATCGCTCATTGGCTGTATCCGCGACCAAAGGGTTCCATTGCTATTTTTGATTCAATGAATGATTTTATCACAGTTCATATCAAGCCACACCCAGGCAATCGCACCATTATTACATATGATGATGGCGAACAAGAGCGATACGGACTATTTACAGAAGAGGAAAAGTCAAATGAAAATAACGAAGTCCAGACTTAAGCAAATTATTACAGAAGAGTTGCAGAACATTCTTGCCGAGGAGGATGGTCAAGACGACCCATTCGCTCCGGGCAACACACGGTATTTTGAGCCGGGTGAGAGAGAGGCATCGCGGAAAGCGCGCGGCGGGGCTAAGACTGCAAAGGTGGGCATTCGTTCCAAGGCAGCTGCCGACCGTCGTGTAAGAGGTGAGATTCGCCAACGCGCTGAGAAGCTTCTAGACGCGTTATATCCGGATGCCTCTAATCCAGAACTAGTCTTCATCATTCGGCAAGAAGATGATGAGGGCACTCTTGTAGATAGTTTGTTTGGCTTTATGTTCCCCCGTGAGACCAAAATGGACAAGCCAAATCCTTACCTGATGGACAGAGTAGAGGAGTGGATTAAGACGCGCTCTGGAGATGAGGAGATTGCTTTGGAAGTTGGAGGGCGATCAAAGCCTGAGAACCTTGACTCGCTTCTTACTTATATCGAAACCAAGGGAATGGAACTAGGCAAGCAGATTTTTGACAAAGCCAAAGCTGATGCGGACAGTCGCCCAGCTAGAAACGTTCCCGTAGGTAGGGCTGCAACCCCTGGAACCCCAGAACGCGCCGCTCTCGACAGATTAATGAGTGCGGAAGTTCCGCCCAAGCGAAGACGATAAGATAATCCTTGACGTGGCGCTCTCAGCCTGCTATAGTGTATGTAGAGGTTGAGAGATGGTTTTTCACGGAGACTACGAAGAAGCACTAAATGATTGGGGATCAAAAAACCCCACTTGTCCCGGCGATATAAGAGTTGGCGATCTTGTGAGATCAAAAACTAAATGGTTAGGTGGTGTGGGTATTGTCACAGACGTTTATAAGGTGACACACCTAAGTGGTGACTCTTGGTGGTGTTGCAAAGTTTACATTGACGGCAAAGAACGCGCATTGCCAATCGGAGATTTTGAATTGGTAGAAAGGAGATAAGTTGAGAGATTTAATTTACGGCTTCCTACTTTTCTTTGTAGGGCAAGTGCTGATATGGTTTCAAACCAATGCTCAGTTTCTAAATGAATGGGCAAAGGAGCATCCCTTTTTAATGTCTTGTATATTCAGCATTCCAATATCTTATATGTTTATCAAAGCAACCGGGCTCGTTGTAAGCCACTTTGATGGTTTGCTTTGGCCTGGACGTTTTATTGGCTTCGCATCCGGCGTTGTTAGTTTTGCGTTCCTATCTTATTTCTTTATGGGCGAGGGTATTACAGCCAAAACAGGCTTGAGTTTGCTTCTCGCAGTTATTATTGTTTGTATTCAGGTGTTTTGGAAATGAAGAAGATTATTATTATTTGTGCCGTGCTAATGACTGGTTGCGCACATACACGTATGCCTCTTTTGAACGGTCGCTGCCCAAGCGACTTCCCTATCAAGGGAAATGCTGAATCAAGGTTATATCATACTCCGGGTGGTGAGTATTATCATTTAACTGTACCGGAAGTTTGCTTTGCATCAGAGGATGTTGCTCGCCAGCGAGGCTTTGGTAAATCCAGATAAAGCAATAATAAACCTTGACTTCCCGAGCCTCCCATGCTACTATATGAGTGTAGGAGGCTACTATGGATAGTCATAAAGAAAACGAACTTTACGAAAGGTTCCCGCATTTATATAGAGAGAGATTGGCTCCGTTAGAAAGCTCAAAGATGGGCTGGGGTTTTCAATGTAATGATGGTTGGTATGATATTATTCACAAAATGTCTAAGAGGATTGCTGCGATATCGTCAGACGACGAGTTCGCACCAGCCATTACGGAAGTTTCTCGGAACGAAGACGGGACGCTTTATGTTGAGGCACGCAATCTTACACCGGCAGTCTCAAATCTCATTGAAGCTGCCAAAGAACAATCAAAACTAACTTGTGAGAGTTGTGGATACGCGCCAGCGTTTAAGCGATCCAAAGACGGTCCTATGAAGGATCGTGTGGCTTGTGGACGCTGTGCAAGACAAGCAGAAGGGAGTAAGAGGCATAAGGCACCAAAACGCAAGAGAAAGCCGCGTAGGGCGCCTGATGTAATGGTTGTAAAGCGTTGATGAAAGAATTTAAGGTAGGCGACTTGGTTCGCGATAAGTTAAATCAAAATAATAATAGTTACGGGCTTGGTGTTGTAGTTGATGATAATCTTGCCCCTTCAAAGGGGGAGTTATGGGATCGTCTCGACGGAGCCCTCGGCAAAAAGTATTCTGTTTATTTTACGAAGTTTGGAAAGACAATAACATTTCACGGAGATTATCTTGAACGAGTATCAGAGGACTGAGAAGTATACAAATCGAAGGATCAAGCAACTTAAGGGCGAGTTGTCTAGCGTTGAACCGTTGGCGTTGGATGCTAAGATGGAAAGATATACAAGTCGGCGCCTTTTTGAGCTTCGGTGCGAGGCAAAAGAAAGAGAAAACACTTTTTTGGTTGACAACGTGCTGTTCAGAGGGTATACTATGGCAACGATGGAGGTTTACCGTGGTGATTGAGGATTGGTCAGAGTTTGAGGATTGGTCAGAGTATAAGACTCGCAGCCTACTAAGCAATTTTACTTGGACCGATGAAGCTACTAGTGATTGGGTTGATATTTGGGATGCTCTTTGGCAACTAGGGTTCCAATGGGAATGGAAGGTTGGTGATGGTTATGTTCGCCGCTATGATAAGTCGACTTTTAACTATTACTTTGTTCACGATCTTTACCTTACGCCTCCGCAGGAAGGTGCGATACCACTCCCGCAGATTCACGTTCTAAACGAGATCAAGGATGTTTTGCTAGATCATCCCGGCGATGATTCTCGTGTGGGCTATGCTATCAAAGCGATCAATGATTGGTTTAGCCATGTTATATTCCGAGAGAGGACATAAAATGAGAAACTTCCTAAACTTTGTTCGCGATACCTTAATGTTCATTGGCTTCTTTATTGCTACTGGGGTGTATGTTACAACCGCAGCAGGTATGGCTACCATTGTTATCAATGACATTCAGTTGGACACTTACGTTACTTTGAGGACAGGCTTTGCGGCAGTGCTATGGATGATCCTTACCATCTGGGTACCGATTATTCTATTCTGCGGGTCAGGAAGAATCGACAGAAATC